GGGAGCGACAGGAGATGGTGCCGTGGAGTGGAATCGAACCACCGACCCCGTCCTTACCAAGGATAGGAGTGGCGCCAGATCACCGTTTTACTTCAATATGTTGCTAACCTTCCTGAGCGGCCTGCACCGATGGTGCACGGGTGAGCGACAGGACTGCATCCCGCAGATGGTCGGGCGACAGGTGCGAGTAGCGGTGCACCATCTGCAGCGTCTGATGGCCGAGCAGCTCGGCGACCGTCCGCAGCGGCACACCGGCCATCACCAGCCAGCTCGCGAAGGTATGGCGCAGGTCGTGCACTCGGACGTCGGTCTTGTAGATCGGCCTTTCTTTCCCTCGTTTGTCGGTTCGGTATCCGACGATCTTGGCTAGGCTTGCCCGCCGACATGCGCCGCTGAACGCCGTCTTTATCGGGCTGCCGCCGATCTCGCTGCGAGAGTACGGCTGCCCCGCTGGCGTGCGAAAGACTTCACCCTCGCGGCCCGGCAGGTTCGCCAGCCCCAGCCAAGCAACGCCGTTCAGCGGCACGCCGCGACTCTCGCCATTCTTGGTGTCGAGGAACACCACCCGGCGGGCCTGAAGGTCTACCTGCGCCCAACGCAATGACAACGCCTCGCCCAGCCGGGCGCCGGTGTGCAGCAGGAACGTCACCAGTGGTGCAAGATGCGGACTGCACGCAGCCACGAGGCGATCTGCCTCCTCCCGAGTAAGCCATCTTGGGGCCGGTGTTGGCACAGGCGGCCGCTCGAGCGCCGGCATGTCGCACCAGCCCCGCTTTGCCGCAACACGCAAGATGGCGGTTACCGGTGTGATGACCACGCGGACAATGGTCGCTGGCGCTGCGGTCGGGTGATGACGGGCGATGTAGTCGTCTATGGCAGCTTGGTCTACTTTGTCCACCTGCCAACGCTCGAAATGCTCGACCACAGCGCGCATCTTGTCCAGCGACGATGCTGCCGGCCGGCGCGTGCGCAGATAGATTACCGCCGCTTCGCCGAAGCTATGGGAACCACGGTCGCCGCGGACGTCGCGGGACCACAGCTCCCCCTCTTTGCGCGCCCTGTATTCTTCGGCTTGGGCGGTGTCAGAAGTTCCCGTAGTTTCGTAGACACTGATGCCGCGGACGGTCCCGCGTATGTACCAGACTTCGCCGCGGCGGAATTTGCGGAGCATCGAAGGGTCGCTTTCAGACGGTCAACGTCGGTCGGATCATACACCCGCCGACGCTTACCGACTGCGATGCCGATCGGTCCGGCGATTGCTTCTGCTTGTCGCAGAAGGTTCCGCAGCTGGCGCACGGAGATGCGCAGGTCAGCCGCTACCTCGGCGGCGGTAAGGGCCTTCACGCCTTGAAGCCGACAGCAACAAGCCTACCAATGTGTTCTGCGATGAACCTATGAGCGCCGTCGTCTGCGTGCTCCACCTCCAACCCGCGCATCCGTGCGCATGCAGCGCGGATCGGCATTGATATATTCAAAAGCGATGTCACCCGAGAGTTTGTCGCAACAATGCGCGCGCACTTGGCGATGATAAGCGGCGAGCTAGCTATTTCAGCCCCGTACTTCCTGATGAAGCCATCAAGAGAAGCGCCGCTATTCTCAAGAACGTACAAAACAGGCAAAACTTCATCACACACAATCACACCGAAAGGGAACAGGGTTGTGGTGGCTCCTACCGCCGCGGCAGTCTTTTGGTCAGGCACCGTGATGACGACCGCCAAGTTATCATGAACAGACAAAAACCAATCCGACGGCATTTGTCCGATCACTACCCTTCCTAGCGTGTCCTTTCCGTATTCCTTCGACTGTTCAATCAGCAGTAGCTTGGCGTTCTCACTAAAATTGCGTATCGCGCGCGCAGCCTTCGCGATAGACCATCCCAGCCGCACACTGGTCTCACCTGCCAGCGCGGCGATGGCAACATCATTGTCAGCCCACATCCGACGCCAGCCCCCAGGCTCCCCGGTTGGCGCTTTTTCCGCGGTGATGAGTTTCTGCGCCTGCAGCGTCCGCAGCGTCCGAACGCTGACGCAGGCGGCGGCGGCAGCCTCCTCGTCGGTCTTCCACTGCCGGTCCCTCGCGTCAGTGGCAAAAATTCTGATCCATTCTTCTGCGTCGATTTTGCTTGCGTCAATTCCCGGCAGCATTGCGGCGACCTCCTAAGCTTTGCGCACCATACGCCATGACGCGGGACGCGTCAATAGTTATTGACGCGAGGCGCGTCGAAGAGTATGTATTGTCTTGCAACATCTAGCGTGACCCGAGGCCCACATGCCGCAAGCCGCTGTACTTTCGCCCGACGCCGCGAAGCGCCTTGTGCGCATCCTATGTTCGGTTGCTGCGCGATGATCGAGATGAGCCGCTACGCTGCGGCCGCGCTTGCTCCCGACACCGCCAGCCGCCTCATCCGCGTGCTAGGCATGCTCGGATCGGCCCATGATGGCGAGAGGGCCGCGGCCGGGCTGATGGCGCACAGGATCATCGCCGGCGCCGGGCTGACATGGGAAACCGCCCTGGCTCCGCTGTTGGGGCCTCCTCAGGCAGATCGAGGGTACGAGCCTTCCGACGATTTTGTCGGGCACAGCGACCTGGTCATCTTCTGCATCGCGAATAGCGACACCCTTTCCGAGTGGGAGATTTCGTTCCTAAACTCGGTGCTCTACTACAGAATGCTTACGCCGAAGCAGCGCGCGGTGCTGGCCCGGATTGTCAGCAAATGCGAGGCGGCTTCGCGATGATGTACACGACAGCGTTCCGCCAACCAGACGATGCCGTCAGCAGCTTCGACGGCCCCATCCTGACGGCCGCCATCGACCTAGCCTCGCGCGGCTTCCCGGTTTTTCCAGTAAACCGAGATAAGAAGCCGCTGGCGGGTATGCACGGCTTCAAGGACGCCACCCGCGACGAGGCAGTAATCCGCGGATGGTTCGCCAACGCCCCGGGGCGACAGCTCGCTGTCGCCACGGGCGGCGGCCTGCTGGTCGTTGACCTGGATTGCAAGGGCGAAGCAGACGGGCGCGCAGCGCTGCTGGCGCTGGAAGCACGGCACGGAGATCTGCCAGAAACGCCCCGCGTGCGCACGCCGTCTGGCGGCGCCCACTTGTGGTTCAGCTATGACCCCGCTCTAAATCTGCGCTGTAGCGCTGGCCGTCTCGCACTTGGCATCGATGTGCGTGCCGATGGCGGCTATGTCGTCGCGGCGCCGTCAACATTGGGCACCGGCGGCGCGTACACATGGGATGTTGACCTCGACGACTGTGACCCGCCGCCGGCGCCGCGATGGCTGATTGATCTGATCCTGGCGCCCGCGAGGGCCGAAGTTCGCTCCGATGCCTGGGGCGCAGACAAGATCCAGGCCCTCATTGATGAATCGCGGCAGCCGGGTAGGTGGCACAGCAGCGTCCTGCGGCTCACTGCGCATCTAACCGCGATAGGGGTGCCAACCTCAGCCATTCTCGCGATGGCAGCCGAACTGACGCTGCTGGGATTCACAGTCGCGCAGACTCGGCGCGAGCTGCAGGAGATGATTGACGGGGCACGCGCAAAGGGCTGGACGCCACACCCGCCGTGCAGCGACGAAGTCCTCGCTGCCTTGCTCGCGTCCAGTGAACGGAAGCGGAACACTGCGAGCGCTGGCACCGAGGCGCTGGAACCGGAACCGGAACGTGATCCGGCCGCATCCGAGATGCAGCTGCCCGACCGTTTCTGGCGCTCCCGCGAGTGGCGCGAGCAACTGCGAGGCGGGGCAAGGTACTCTCGCATGAACGAAGTTACCTTGCTGGGCGCAGTTCTAAGTCGCGCCGCCGCGATGGTACCGCCGGGCAGCGGTTTTTGTACCGGGATCGGCGGAACCACGATAGCGCCGATGAACCTTCTCTGCTGCGTCGTCGCGGTTTCCGGCGGAGCGAAAACGCAAGCGCTGCTCGCGGCAGAGGACATAGTCCCCAGGCCTGCGCTGCTGGATGTAGAGGAGGCGGCAATAGGTTCGGGCGAAGGGATAATAGATTCGTTCATGGGGTCAGTGCCGAACGAAAATGGCAAAGGAAGCACCATCAAGCAAGTCCGCAATAACGCGTGGCTGTACCTTGATGAGGGCGAGGCTTTATTTAAGCTCGCTGCCCAGCCGGGCAACACAACCATGCAAACCCTGCGCAGTGCTTTTTCAGGCGCGCCCATAGGGACGGCCAATTCCCTTGCCGGCGGGCGGCGTCGAAAAGCGACAAATTACAACGTCGGATTTTGCATTGGCCTGCAACCCTGCACCGTTGCGCCGCTTCTTGCGGATGTTGGCGGGGGCACGCCGCAGCGTGCTCTGTTTTTTCGCGCATTCGCATCACTGCCGAAGGCGTGGCCGCGGGTGCCCATGCCGACGGTCGATGTTTCGAAGCAGATCGTTGCCGGCTTCGTGCCGGATGTGCTTGACGAAATTCGCCGCGCCTACGACGAGCGCGAGCGCCGCCGCTTCGAAATCGAACAGAGTGGCGAGCGTGATATTGAGTTCGAGTGGGCATCACATGACAACCTGCAACGCTGCAAAGTTGCATCTCTGTTCGCCGTCATCGATGGCAGGGATATGGTGACGGCGGCCGACTGGGCGATGGCGGGCATCCTTGTCGGCGCCAGCATCGCGACGCGGACGTGGCTTCGCCACGAGGTTGCGCGGCAAGCCGATGCCGAGCGGTGTCGCATAGTTGCCGAGCGCGCCGACTCAGCCGCCGTTACCCGGCTTGCGCAGGACTCGGCGGCAGTTGATCTGGGTAAAGTCTCGCGCCGGCTGGCTGCGAAGGTTTGGGAGCACGGCCGCACGCCCATCGGTAGGTGCCGGGCCAACTTTATAAGCACATCGAAGCGGGCTTGGTTCGATCGTGCGTGCAGTTCCGCAGTCGCCGCAAACTGGATCGTTGCGGACGGGACGCACCTTGCGCCGGGGGCTGTTCGCCCATGATTACCGCAAGTTGCACAAGTTGTACGCGGGCGGGGGTTGGCAGGGTTGGCAAAGTTGGCAAATTTTGCCAACCCCCTGTGGGTCAACGCGCTTGGCAAACTCACCACCTAAATAAAACAAACTTTTTCTCTAAGTCATTGATTTATAAGGATGTGTATTTCTGCAACACCACACCCATTCGGGTATTTTGCCTCAGGGGGGGTTGGCAAAATTTTGCCAACCCTAGATTTTGCCAACCTCTAAAAGTTGTAACACGGCCAGAAACCACCAACAGGAGGCCCCCACGATGACCCCCTTAGGCCGACAGCGTATCGCTAACCTTCGCGCCAACATGGAAGCCGTAACTCGCCGCGGCGCCGCAGTTTACATTAAGAGACTCGACGCGAGCGACGCGCTGTGGCGCCCGCTGCCGCTCGCCGAGTGGGCTGCCAGGAAAAAGCATCTGGCCAGCCTGGACCGGGAGCTGGGCCGGTTGGGGCGACTGTACGACCGCACCCTGGAAAGCTTGCGCCGTGCCGAAGGGGGCGCAAATGCGCACCGCTGAGCTGCTCGAAACGCCCGCTGCTGGGGTGTTCGTCAGGCGGGTTCTGCCGGACACGGGCATCGGTGCCTTGCTGCGCGTGGGGGCGATCAGCCGCGAGCAACACGACGCGGCCGAACGGCTGGCTTGCGACTGGTACAGCTCCGGCATCGGTGGGGTCGGGGCATCATGGTATGGCTTTGGCAGTCACGGCTGGCGTGGTGGCAGATACGAGGGGATGGGGACAAACCAGGAACACCACTGGCGGGCCTACCTTGCAGCGTGGCGGGCCATTCCTGTGGCGGCGGCGCGGGAAGTTGCGGCCGTGGTTCTGCATGACGAACAAGTGCGGCACTTGGGCCGGCTGCGGCGCGGGCTCGACGCGCTTCGCAGGCACTACTGGGGAACAAACCGTTGACAAAGGGGGCCGAAATGGGGTACAAAGTCGCTGGGCATGAACTGCGCCCGGACTTCACCCAAGAAATTGCTTCACGCGTTCTCGCGGCCTTCGATCCGGCAACCATCGCCGCGATCCGCCGGGACGTCCGGCACGTGGCGCGCACAGGGCGGCTGCCGTGGCGCCTGCGGGTGCTGGGGTGGGTGGCCCGAAGGTTTGCGGGTCCTTCCTGCGGGTGCGGCGGAATGGGTGGGACAGGCACCCGCCCCATCTAGCGCCAGAAAGAAACGAACTTGCCAAACTTCGGCAGCGGCAACGGCGAACCTTCGGACCTGACCGAGGCCCGCACGGCAGTCGAAATCCGGCGCGCCCGAAAGCTCGACCTTGAGCACGAGATCGCCACCGGCGCGCTTGTGGACCGCGAGGCGGCCGAAGCGGCCGTCTTCACATTCAGCCGACAGCTACGCGACGGCTTCCTGGCGTGGGTGGCGCGCTCGGCGCCGATCGTTGCCGCGGAGCTTGGCTCCACAGAGCAAGCCGCGGCGCGCGTGCTGGATCGGCTGGTGCGTGAGTTTCTGATCGAAAGCGGCAATGCATTTTCACTCGATCACATCCGCAACGCTGCCGCTGATGCTGGCGACGATGCGCCGCGGGCTGGCGCTCGATCCCGCGATGACGGTCAGCAGGTGGGCGGACCTGCACCGGGTGCTCAGCAGCGTAGACAGCGCCGAGCCCGGAAGGTGGCGGACTGATCGGGCGCCGTTCCTGCGCGAAATTATGGACTCGCTGTCGCCCAGCTCTGATGTTCAGCGCGTCGTCGTTATGGCCGGTGCGCAGATCGGCAAAACCTCGATCGGCCTGAACTGGCTCGGATACATCATCAGCCAGGCACCGGGGCCGGTGCTGGCGGTGCAGCCGACCGTCGAGATGGCGAAGCGCTTCAGCCGGCAGCGACTTGATCCGCTGTTCGAGGAATCGGCAGCGCTGCGGGGTTTGATCCGTGACCCGCGCTCGCGCGATAGCGGCAATACGATGCTGGCCAAGGAATTTCCCGGCGGCACGCTGATCCTGACCGGCAGCAACAGCCCTACTGGGCTGCGCTCGATGCCGGTGCGCTACCTGTTCCTGGATGAAGTCGATGGTTTCCCCCCGGATGCGAGCGGCGAGGGCGACCCGGTAGACCTTGCGACCCGGCGAACCGAGACATTCTCGCGCCGAAAAATCTTGATGACTTCGACGCCGACGCTGACGGGATTCTCGCGCATCGAGGCGGCGTTCAACGAGACTGACCAGCGCCGGTATTTCGTGCCGTGCCCCGCCTGTGGTGACATGGCGCCGTTGTCGTGGTCACGCGTGAAGTGGCCTGAAGGCCGCCCACATGAAGCTGGGGTGACGTGCGACGAGTGCGGCGCGGTTGCGACCGACCGCGACAAGCCGAAAATGCTGGCTGGGGGTGAGTGGCGGGCCACAGTAGAAGGTGCCGACCCGCGCGTGGCCGGCTTCCACCTGAACGCCCTCTACTCGCCATGGGTACGCTGGGGCGATGTCGCCGCCGAGCACGTCCGAGTTGCGAAGGACCCCGCGCGGCTGCAGGTGTTCGTCAACACCCGCCTCGGCGAGTCGTGGGAAGACAAAGCCGGCGATACGATCAAGGAATCCTCCCTGATCGCCCGGCGTGAGGATTTGGGCGCTGCGGTGCCGAACGCCGTCACCGTCGTGACGGTCGGCGTTGACGTTCAGGATGACCGGCTCGAAGTGCAATTCGTCGGCTGGGGCGCCGATGAGGAAAGTTGGGTACTCGACTACCGAGTGCTGCCCGGCGATCCCGCTGGCGCCCGGCTGTGGAACACGCTGGACAGCTTGCTATCGCGGCCCATGCGGCGCGCCGACGGCGTGGAACTGCCGGTCGAGGCCGTTGCGATCGACAGTGGCGGCCATCACACGAAATCGGTCTATGACTTCTGTCGCCCCCGCCTCGGGCGTCGCATCTGGGCGGTCAAGGGCGCCGGTGGTGCCGGCATCCCGGTCTGGCCGAAGCGCGTCAGCCGCGTTGACGGCAAGGCTGGGCGCTGCCCGCTGTGGCGCGTCGGTGTTGATGCTGCGAAGGATGCCCTGTTCGCCAGGTTGCGGGTCGGCGAGCCAGGGCCCGGGTACGTGCATTTCGGCACCGGCCTTGACCCGGAGTACTTCCGCCAGCTCACCGGCGAGCGCGTCGTTACGAAGTTCGTCCGGGGGCGCCCAGTGCGATCGTGGCAGCCGCGAATGCCCGGTGCCCGGCTGGAAGCGCTTGACAGCTACGTTTACGCAATGGCGGCGCTGCATGGCCTGCTTGCGATGGGATTCCGCTTAGGACAGCCGGCCCCGACTGCCGCCGCACCGGCACCACCGCCGCCACCGTCCGACGGATGGATAGGCGACACCCGAGACTCCTGGATTTAAGCCCATGCCATGGACCACCGAACAGCGCGCCGCACTCGCGGAGGCGATCAGTAGCGGTATTCAGACAGTGCGCTACGACGACAGGCAGGTGACCTATCAAACCCTCGCCGACATGCGCCGGGTGCTGGCCGACATGGACGCCGAGTTGAGCCCCGCCGACTCGACCGTCTTCGCCACCTTCTCGCGAGACTGAGCCATGAGCGCCGATCTTCTAGCGATAATCAACATCATCGTCGTGCCGGTGATCGGCGGCGTCATCACATGGCTGTGGAAGCTTGAGCAGCGGATCTTCGATCTCAACCGCGACGTGCTGACGCGGGACGAATTCCTGGCCGAGATGCACGGCCTGCGCGCCGAGCTGTCCGAGCTGCGTAAGGCGGTAAAGGCATGAACCTGCTGGACCGCCTCGTTGCCTCCATCAGCCCCGAGGCCGGCTACCGTCGCGCCATTGCGCGTGCAGCCACGGCCGAGCTGATCGGCAACCGCTATCAAGCGGCGCAGCCGGATCGCAGCCTCGACGGCTGGATGACGACCGGCGCGAGCGCCGATGCCGAGATCGGCCAAGCCCTGCAGACGCTGCGCAACCGCGCGCGCGACCTCGGCCGCAACAACCCCTTCGTCAGCCGCGCATTCGACGTGCTTGCCGCGAAGATGGTTGGCACCGGCATCCGCCCTCGCCTTGCCGAGGACGTGCCGCAGCAGGTGCGCGGTCGCACCCTCGACCTGTGGCGGCGTTGGGTTGACGAGGCCGATGCCGAGGGCCTGCGCGACCTCTACGGCCTTCAGCTACTAGTCGCGCGGACCGTTGCGGAAAGTGGCGAGGCGCTGGTGCGCTTCTATCCTGCGCCAGATCGCGCCATCCCCTGGGTTGTTCGGGTGCTGGAGCCGGACTACTACGACCACACCATCACGCGCCCGCTCGACGGCGGCGGCGCGATCGTTCAAGGCGTCGAGTATGACGCCACCGGGCGGCGCGTTGCGTATCACCTGCACCGCCACCATCCCGGCAGCGAGTTCCGCGGCGCGCTTGAAGCTGAGCGGGTGCCCGCCGAGTTTGTCGCGCCCGTCTTCTGGCAGCAGCGCCCCGAGCAGACGCACGGCGTGCCATGGATCGCCCCCAGCGTCACCACCGCGCGCCATCTCGATGATCTGCATGATGCGCGATTAAAGCGCGCGAAGGTGCAGGCATGCTTCGCGGCGTTCGTCCGCAAAAACCCTGATGCGGCGCCGACCACGACCGACCCGGCCACAGGGCGCCGCCGGCAGCAGCTCGCACCGGGCGCGATCGAGTATCTGCGCCCCGATGAGGATGTCAGCTTCGGCACCCCGCCGCGTGGCGAGGGCGATGATGAGTGGCACGTGATGCTGCTGCACGCGATCGCCGCGGGCACCGGACTGACCTACTCCCAACTGACGGGCGACCTGCGGCAGGTGAACTACAGTTCAATGCGCGCCGGCATGATCGACTTCTGGTCGCTGCTGGACGCGTGGCAGGGCCTGATGCTGCGCCCGATGCTCTGCGCCACGCTGTGGCGGAAGTTCGATCAGATCGCCGCGGCCCGGCAGCGGCGCGGGCGGATGCTCAACGTTGAGTGGGATTTCCCCGACCGGCCGTTCCTCGACCCGGTAAAAGATGGCGAAGCGCTCGACGCAGCTTTGCTCTCGGGCCGCAAAACATTCCATCAGGTGCTGAGCGAACACGGCGACGATCCTGAACTGCACATCGCCGAGCTTTTCCGCGAGCGCACCGAACTGGCCGGCCTGGGGCTGCCGCACATGGCTGCGCCCGCGCCTGTGGCGATGCCCCCCGAACCGGATTCCGACGATGAATAAACGATGGTTCCGCTGCGCTGCTGCGGGTGCACGCCGCGCCGAGGTTGCACTGTTCGACGACATCGGCGGCTTCGGCATCACCGCGCAGGACTTCGTTGCGGAGCTGGACGCCCTCGGCCCGCTGGACGCACTCACGGTCGCGATCAACTCAGGCGGCGGCGACGTGTTCGAGGGCCTCGCCATCTACAACCGTCTGCGCGCCCTCTCAGCGCACGTTACGGTTCGGATTGACGGGCTGGCGGCCTCGATCGCCTCGATCATCGCCATGGCCGGTGACGAGATCGTCATGCCGGAATCGGCGTGGGTCATGATTCATGATCCAAGCGCCCTCGTGGCAGGTGGCGCCGAGGACATGCGCCGGATGGCCGGCACCCTCGACGGCATCAAGGGCACGCTGGCCGACATCTACGTCGCCCGCACCGGCCTGCCCAAGGCCGAGATCGAAGCGATGATGGCGGCCGAAACCTGGATGGCCGGCCCCGAAGCGGTCGCGCGCGGCTTCGCAACCCGCCTGATCACGACGCCCGCCATCGCGGCCTCGCTCAACTTCTCGAAATTTCACCGCGTCCCGGAGGAAGTCCGCCGGGCGTTCACCACGTCGGCAATCATGGAGAAATCGATGCCCGACACCACGACCGCACCGGCGGCGGACGCTCAGCCGGACCGCAAAGCTCTCGTTGACGCACTCGCCGGCCCCGTTACGGCGAAGGCCGAGAAGCCGGCAAAGCCTGACAAGGCCGAGATCGAGGCTGCCGCGTCCCGCATCGCCGACGAGCGCGTGAAGGCGATCACCGCTGCATACCGCGCCGGCCGCGACCTTGGCCTCGAAAATGAGTGCCAGCGCCTGCTCGACGACGGCATCCCCGCGGCTGAGGTGCCCGAGATGCTGATCCAGGTGTTCGCCCGCCGGCAGCAGCGCAACGGCGCGATCGGCTCGCTGATCCCCAGCGGCGCAAGCGTCGGCTACAGCAACGAGGACCCGCAGGTCGTACTCGACCGCATGGCCGAGGGCATCGTCGCGCAGTATGTGCCGGGCGCCAAGGTTTCCGAGGCGGCGCAGCAGTACCGTGGTTGGCGTCCACAGGCGTTCATGCGCGCGGCACTGGAACTGCGTGGCACCGACACCCGCCGGCTGCAGCCGGCCGAGATCGTCAACGCCGCTATGACAAGCTCTGATTTCCCGAACCTGCTCGGTACGTCGGCCAACAAGATTTTCCTAGGCGCTTACGATGTGGCCGAGGGTTCCTATCGCGCTGTGGCCGCGCGCCGCGACCTGCCGAACTTCCAGGCTCAGGACCTCTTGCGCCCAGGCGACTTCCCGGCATTGGCGCCCATCGCCGAAGGTGGCGAGGTTACCAGCGGCGGGATGAGCGAGCGCAAAGAGACCGCCCAGCTCAAGACCTTCGGCCGCATGATCCAGCTTTCGCGGCAGGCGCTCGTGAACGACAGCCTGGGTGCCTTCGGTACCCTGGCGCAGCAGGCGGGCGTTGCAGCTGCTGTGCTGGAAAACGTCACCGTGTGGGGCCTGATCACCGCCAACGCCGCGTTGAGCGACTCTGTCGCCCTCTACCACTCGACGCACGGCAACCTCGGCACCGGTGGCGGCTCCGCGTTGTCCGCAACCTCACTCGGCACCGCTCGCGCGGCTATGCGTGTCCAGAAGTCCCTGGACGGGCTGGTGCTCAACGTCAGCCCGAGCGTGCTGGTCGTGCCGGCTGCACTGGAGACTGCCGCCGAACAGCTCCTAAACGGCACCTACGTGCCGAACGCCGCCGGCACGGCCGTGACGCCGACCATGCGCTCGCTGGCCGTCGTTCCCGAGCCGCTGCTCGACGCCGCCTCAGTCACAGCTTGGTACCTGTTCGCCAGCCCGGCGCTGCGCGGCGGCGCTGTGGTGTACGGCTCGCTCGAAGGCAACACCGGGCCGCGGGTCACGGTTGATGCGCCGTTCGCCGTGGACGGAATCCAGCTCAAGGTACTTTACGACTTCTACGCGGCCGTCGCGGACTATCGCTTCACCTACAAGGCGGCTGGCGCTTAAGCGCTGACCCCGGAGGATATCCCCCATGAAGAATTTCGTTCAGCCCGGCGACATCATCGATATCGTCGCTCCGTCGGGCGGCACCACCTCGGGCGTCGGCGTGCTGGTTGGCCAGCTTTTCGGCATCGCCGAGACGACCACGACCGCCGGCAACAAGGTCGCCATCGCGGTGACCGGCGTTTTCGACATCGCAAAGACCTCTGCGCTGGCCATCAGTGCCGGCGATCCTCTCTATTGGGACGACACCAACAAGGTCGTGAACAAGACGGCCGCCAGCCAGCACAAGGTCGGCATCGCCGTGGCGGACGCCGGCAACCCGTCGGCAACGGTGCGCATGCTGGTGTGCCGCCCGCCTGCGCTGGCTTCCGCCTAGGACCTGCTGACGCGGCGGCTTTCGTGCGAGGCCGCCGCGGGAACTCCCATGGACTTCATCCGAGAGAACGCGAAGGCGATCGCCGGCGCGGTGGCAACGCTCGTCTGCCTGCTGCTCAAGCCGATGGCGCCGATGGTCGCCGATCCGGCCTTCCAGCCGGCCCTGGAGATCGTCATCACCGCGCTGATCGTCGCCGCCACCGTCTGGGCCGTGCCTAACAAGCCTAAGGACTCGCAATGAACACACCCTCATACCTGCGACCGCTTGAGCCGCGGGTAATCCTGCCGCGTTCAATCGACCGGATGCGGCCGCTGCCGGCGTGCTGCTGCAAGGGAAAGTAAGATGGCAACTTACCAGAAATTCCAGGACTTCGCCGAGCAGCTGTGCAAGGGCGTCCATAACTTTTCGACGCACTCGTTCAAAGTCTACCTGACGAACACCGCGCCGAACGCTGCGACGCATGCGGTCAAGACTGACCTCGCCGAGATAAGCGCTGGCAACGGCTACACCGCGGGCGGCAACGCAACGACTGTTGGCATCACCGAAAGCGGCGGCACTGCAACGGTTACGGCCACCGATCCGGCGACGTGGACCGCTTCCGGCGGCACGATCGGCCCGTTCCGCTATGCCGTCCTCTATAATGACACGCCGACCTCGCCGACTGATCCGCTCATCTGTTGGTGGGATTACGGCTCGGCCGTGACCCTGAACGCTGGCGAGACCTTCACCGTCGATATCGGCGCATCGCTCTTCACCCTGGCGTAGCCTTCAATGGCCATCTCGGTCGTCTCGGTCGGTTCACTGGCGATTGCCAACGCGACGACCGCCGCGACACCGGCCTTGCCTGCCGGCTACTCTACTGGCGACCTTCTCGTCTGCTTCTCGTGGGCACGGGCGACGGGCAGCGCATCTATGTCCCCTGGCACCGGCTGGACGCAGTACGTTGCTGGGTCGAGCGGTAACTTCAAGCCGCTGGTCAGCTATAGAGTTGCTACAGGGTCGGACTCGTCACCGACGATCACGCCGTCCGGGATGTCCGGTGCGCAGAAGCACATGCACCGCGTCATCGCCTTCAGCGGCGTCGATACGACCTCGCCGTGGGGTGGCAACAGTACCTGGACGCAGAACGCATCGGCCGAGGACATCGGCCCGGTGCCGGCGGCTACGGCGTCAGCCGCCAGCGGCGCCGTGCTGGTCATGGGATGCCGGCTGGAGCTGTGGACCAGCGTCGCCACGCTGAGCGGCGACGGGCTGACGTGGTCGGAACTGGTCGAGGACACCGACAACACAATCGGCAACGCGCTGGCGACGGTGCTGGACTTCGCGCCGTGGACCGGTGGCGCGCCGACGCTGACATCGAAGACATTCGACGCTACCGGCGGAACGAACAGCGTCGGCGCCGGCTGGATGCTGCTGCTGAACGCGGCAGCGAGTGCATACACGCTTGCCGCAGATGGCGGCGGCCTCAGCACAACCGGGCAAGCTGCCGGCTTGCTTGCCGGCCGCCGTGTGGACGCTGCTGCTGGGGCATACGCTAAGTCCGGCACGGACGCTGGGCTGCTCGCCGGCCGCCGTGTCGCGGCTGCATCCGGCGGCTACGGTGCGACGGGGCAAGATGCAGCGACGATCGCCGCGCGCGCATTGGCTGGCGCCGGTGGCAGCTTCGTCATATCGGGGCAAGCGGCCGGCGTTCTGCGGGGATACCTCGTCCAGGCTGCCTTCGGGGCCTACGCTGCCACCGGCACGGATGCGACGCTCTCGCACGGCACGCCGAGCGGCAGCACGCTAACAGCCGATGGCGGCAGCTACGCCCTCGGCGGGCAGACGGTTGAGCTGCTGTGCGGGCGGGTGCTTCCGGGTGGCGCATCCTCGTACGTAGCGACGGGCGCTGGCGCCGGGTTCCTCCGCGGGTCCGTTCTTGGCTCTGGCGCTGGCTCTTTCGCGATCGCCGGCACCGCTGCGTCGCTTGTCTACGGCACGCCGACCCGGACGCTGGTCGCCGATCCGGGCGCCTATGGGCTCTCGGGGCAGGATGCCGGGCTCTCGCTGTGGCGCCGCATGACGGCGGCCTCTGCGACTTTCGCTCTCGCTGGTGAAGATGCTGACCTCCTGCGCACCTGCGTACTGGCCGCATTTGCCGGCGCCTACGACCTGACCGGTGCGGACGCAACGCTGCGGCGGCAGGCGGCATGGTCGCCGGGCAGCCGGCCGATGGTCTACATCCCGCGCCGGTCCGGCGCTGTGGCGGTGGCGCCCCGAGACTTGATGGTGGTGCCGGCGCGCTTTACGCAAATTGTGAGGCACTGATGGCCGGCATCCCGATCATCGTGGACGGAAAGCACCCGGCCGAAGCCGTGCGCCTGCAACTCGACTGGACCGAGTTCGCCGAGGGTTCGGCGATCGCATCAAGCACCTGGATTGACGCGCTACCCGCCGCGGGGCTGACCGTTGGCGACGACCAGATTTCAGGATTTCGCACCGGCGCGCTCGTTTCGGGCGGCAACGACGCCACCACCGGCTACATCGAAAACCTCGTGACGTTCGCCGACGGGCGCATAGCCGTTGCGACCTACCAGATCGTTATCTCGGACCGCCTGCCATGAACACCGACCGGCTTGCGGCCCTCGCGGCGCGCGCTGTGGCTGTGGCTCTTGGCGACGATGCCACATACCTGCCGCTGATCGGTCCGATCCGCACCGTGCGCGTCTTCCAGCGCCGACCGCAACGGGTGGTAGACGGGCTCGGCATGACGCGGCTGGTCAACGATGGGTGCATCATCGAGGTCGAGCGGGCGCTGCTCGCTGTGGACCCGCAGCCGGGCGACAAGCTGACCATTGGCGCACGCACCCTCGTCGTCAAGTCGGCACGCGCGTCGGGTGCGTCGTCGGTGGTGTGGGAGCTTAGCTGCGATGCAGCGTAATAGGATGCCGCGCCGACGGGCAAGCACCACCTGGGTAGCATGATCACCGTGGCCCGGCCGGCGCGACTGTTGTGGAACATACGTGACAAATAACGATGACGCAACTTGATCTGGCCATCCGCGGCGAGCTGAGCACCTGGACAGCAGCCGTTGCCAAGTCTGTCGAGGCCGGTGCGAGGCGAGCGCTTCGGCGCGCCACCTTCGGCATGCGGTCCAACCTGCGCGGGCGTATCCGGCGTGCTGGCTTTCGCAGCCCCGGCCTTGCTGCAGCGCTCGCGGCCAAGGTTGACGCCCAGCAACTCGAAGGTCGCGTCTACAGTGTTGCGCGCTACCGGGCCGGTGGCCAGCGCATGCAGCCGCTCGACCTGATCCAGCTCTATTCCGAAGGTGCGACGATCCAGGCCGCATCTGGCAGCTTTCTCGCCATCCCGACCGGCCTCGGCCCGCAGCGTCAAGCCGGGCGCGGTCGGACGCGGCGGGCAACGCCGCAGGAAATTGGCGAGATGGGCTGGAAGATCGCGATCCTGCCCGCCCGTGGCGGCAACATGGTGGTGCTGGCAACGTTGCCGAGCGGCGCGAAGGTTGTCACCCATGTGCTGGTGCGGCATGTCAGCTTGCGCAAGCGCTACGACCTCGACGGCGGCATAGCTCTGTGGCATGGGCGCCTGCCGGCGATTCTCGCCGAGAGCATCGATGCGGAGGCTGGCAAGCGTGGCGTCTAAGCGGGAGGACATCCTGTCCGCCATCGTCTCGGCGCTGTCCGCCGAGCGCGACGCTGACATTCCAGAAGCCGTGCCAACGCGCGGGCTGGTGATCGTGCGTTCGGCTGCGGCCGAGATCGACGATGCGACGCTGGGCGGCAGCGGATGGTACATGCGGCTTGATGTGCCGGTCGAGGTGTACGCCCGGACGGCACAGCAGATCGACGCACTTGTCGCCGCTGTGGCGAACGCGGTGCCCGCGGCGCTGCAGACGCTCGCGACGTACGTAGAGCCCACCATCAGCGAGGTGGAACCGCTGGCTGGCGATGGCCGCACCACATTCGCCACGGCGTTGATGATGGTGCGCGTGGAATACGACTCGGCATCCCCGGTCGGCTGATTTTTCAAGGAGGTGGAGATGGCCAAGGTGCGAGCGGTCGGCGCCGATGTTTCCGTGCGCGGAGCGACTGAAACTGTTTACGGAACCGCGCCGGGCAGCGGCTACAAACTGCTGAGCGTCCGATCTTTCGCGTTGGATAGCGAGCGCCCGCTCGGCTACGACCCGCTGCTCGGGCAGGGCCGCGACGCTGCCGATCCGTTCTACGAGGCGATCAGCGTCAACGGCGACATCGGCGTCCCGCTCGACGTTCGCGGCCTCGGCTTCTGGCTGCACGGCCTGTTCGGCACCGACACCGCAACGCAGGTCGGCTCATCCGGCGACTTCTATTTCAGCGCCCAGCCGGCCGCGGGCAGCACGATCACGCTGAACGGCGTAGACTGGACCTTCGTCGCTTCGGGCGCCACCGGCAACCAAACCAATATCGGCGCGAACCTCGCCGCAACGCTGACCGCCCTCGCCACAAACCTGAACGCGTCGGCGAACGCCGAGATCGCCAAGGTTACGTGGAGCGCCACGGAGACGCAGCTTCTCGGCGTCTTCGATACCATTGGCACATCGGGCAACACGTATACCCTTGCGGCAAGCTCGACCTCGAACGCCCGGCCGAGCAACAGCACGCTGTGGGGCGGTGGCTGGCAGCACCAGTTCACCAGCGGCGGCGCGCTGCCGAGCAAGACGCTTGAACTCGGCCACACACAGCTTGTGGCGCCAGTCTTCTACCGCTTTGCCGGCTGCAAGTTTGGCACGCTGGCTTTCGACCTATCGCGCACCGGGCCAGCCAATGCGACGGTGAACGTGATTGCCCAGGGCCGCGCGTCGGCGGGCAGCACCATTGATGGCGCGGCGACCGCCTACGTCCTCGACCGTTTCAGCCAAGGCCGCGGCGCGGTGCGCATGAACGGTGCGCAGGTCGGCAACATCACCGCGGGATCGTTCTCCTTCAGCAACAACCTTGAAGCGGTCGAGACCATCCGCAGCGACGGCCTGATCGACGGCATCGACGAGGGCGAGGCGACCGCCACCGGCAGCATGACCGTGCGCTTCGCCAATGATGCGGCGCTGAGCACGGCGATCGACGGGCAGACGCCGGTGGTGCTCGAATACACCCTCTCGCTGCCCACCGGCTGGCTGTTCCGGGTGACGATGCCGCGCGTCTTCCTGCCGAAGCCGAAGGCCACCGTTACGGGGCCGGCCGGTGTCGAGGCCAGCTTCGACTGGCGCGCCGCTAAAGACTCGACCGCCGGCTACCTCGCCCGTGTGGTACTGGTCAACGATCTGACGGCGGCATACGCGTAATGATCCGCCTCGGACTGCCGCGCGAGCCGCGCTGGCTCGACCTCGGCAACGGCGTGCGCATCCTCGCCAGGCCGATCACAACCGCGATCTACCGCGCGGCAACAGCAACGGCGATGCGCCAAGCGACGCAAGTGGCGGAGGACAGCGGCCTGATCGAGGATGCCGGCGGCTCTATCCACGACATGCCGCCGCTCGACCGCGACGGCATCGAGGGCGTCCGCCAGCAGTTCATGCTGCAGGCCCTCGCCCAGCACGCCATCGCCGAGTGGCAGGGCATCGGCGATGCGGACGGCAACCCGGCGCCCGTGACGCCGGCCACCGTCGCCGCCTTCATCCGCGACTTCCCGCTGCACGCCAGCCGCTTCGAGGCCGCCTATCTGCGCGAAATCGTCGATCTGGCCGCGGAAAAAAACGACTCAGGCGCCGGGCTGAATGGCACCACAGCGGCGGCGCCGGATACTGCGCCGGGTGCGATCCAAACTGCGGCGGACGTTGCCCCTACACCCAGCACGCCCCGCTGACGGTCGAGGGCGAGGCCGTATGGGCCGCAGCAGCGGCTCCTGGCCGATGGCAGCGCGCCGGGATGGCTGGCGTGGTGACCGGGCTGGACAGCACCGCGTGCCTGCATTTGCCCTCACTCGCCGGCTTCGATGCCGAGGTGATCGAGGGGCTTCTCGGCGCTGTTGAGGCTGGGGCGTTGATCGGCATGGCGAAGCGATCGAAGGAAAGCGATTGATGGCCGGAACGTTCGAGGTTCGCCTTTCATTGCGCGATGCCGACACCGTAAAGCGCGGCCTGCAGTCGCTCGGCAACGACGGCGAACGGGCGTTGAAGCGGCTGGAGCAGGCGACGCAGCCGGCATCGCGGGGGCTGCAGCTTCTCGATCAGGCGAGCGGCGCCGTGCAGGGCGGCCTGCAGGAACTGGCGAGCCGTGGCGGCGCTGCGGGCGAGGCACTGGCGGTGCTGGGCAGGGGCGGACTCGCGGCGGCCGCTGGCCTCGGCGCTGTGGCTGTTGCGGTCGCCGCTGCCATTGGTCACCTCCGTGCAGCCGGCGAGGCGATGGCCGACCTCAACGATCAGGCGCAGCGCGTGGGCGTGAGCGCGTCGCAACTCGCCTCGCTGCGTGACACCTTCATTTCGAACGCATCGAGCGCGGAAGATCTTCAAAGCGCCCTTGAGAACCTGCAGGCGAAGATCGGCGAGGCCGCGCACGGCAGCGCTTCGGTGCAAGCGCAATTCGAGGCCGCCGGCATCAGCATGGAGCGGCTGGCAGAAATCGGCGGGGATACTAGCGCAGTTCTGCTTGAGATCGCCAAGAACGGCAGTCTGACCAGCGACCAAGTGGCCGACCTGACCGGCCGCGTCGGCAAAGGGCTGCAGCCAGCGCTGGAAGCGCTTCGCGAGCAGGGCATCGCGCCGGTAAACGAAGAGTTTGATGCGGCTGTTGCGCACATGGGTGCGGCCAAGGACCAGTCGGCGCTGCTTTCCGAAGAATGGAACCGCATGGGCACCGAGAGTGCCGCGCAGCTTCAGGACGCATTGAACGCCATTCAGCGGATGCTGATCGACGTGACCAAGTGGCTGGACGAGGCGGGCGAGGCGTCGCAGGCGTTCTGGGCGAAGATTTTCAGCAAGGAAGCGTGGCAATCGCTTGGCTCGATGCGCGCTGCGCTGCGTGAGGCGACCGGCATCGTGCCGCCGTCACCGGCCGAGCAAGCCGCCGCGACGTGGCCGCAGCTTCCCGCCGTCAGCGCCACACCGCGGCTGACCATCACGCCGCCGGCAACGAAGGTAAGCAGCGCGCGCAGGTCCGGCGGCGGCGGTGTAAGCGATGCGGCGCGCGATGCCGAGCGCGACACGAAGGCGATTGCCGACCTGCAGAAGGAGATTGAGCTTTTCGGCCGCACTCGTGACGAGGCGATCGACAAGGCAACGTCGCGGCTGTCCGACCATGCGAGCCCCGATCAGGTTGCGCAGGTCAAGGCGCTGGCTGGCCAGCTCTACGACCTCGGCGAAGCGCAGAAGGCCGCCGCAGAAGCCGAGCGCGAGCATCAGAAGCTGCTGTCCGAAGGCAAGTCCCTCTATGCAGCGACGCGAACGCCGGCCGAGGAATATGCCGATACGCTGGCACGGCTGAATGAGCTGCAGAAGGCCGGCGCCATCGACCAGACGACCTATAACCGGGCGCTGGATGATGCGAAGGAAAAGGCCAGCGCTGGCGATCGCGAGATGGCCGAGGCGCATCAAGCGTGGCTCGACCAGCAGCAGCACGGCATCGACCTGATGGGCATGGCCAACGACGCGGCGACGATGTTCGGCTCGGCGATGACCACCGCTTTCGAGGACGCCATCGTCGGCGGCGCCAAGTTCCAGGATGTGCTGACGGCGCTGACGACCGACCTGCAGAAGTTCGTTCTGCGCATGGCATTGGCGGGCCTGCTGCGCGCCGGTGCGGACGCCATCAGCGGTGCATTCACTGGCGGCAGTTCGTTCTCGACAGCCGGGGGCACAAACAACGGCTGGACGACGGGCGGTTTTCAGACGACGCCGATCGTCAACGCCCACGGCAATGCCTTCGAGGCCGGCAACGTCATCCCTTTCGCCCGTGGCGGCCTTGTGGACCGACCGACGCTGTTCCCGATGGCGCGCGGCACCGGGCTGATGGGCGAGGCGGGGCCGGAAGCGATCGCGCCACTGCGGCGGACGGCATCGGGCGACCTCGGCGTGCAGGCGGTGGCGCCGGTGGTCAAAGTAACGGTGAACAATAGCAGTAATGCGCAAGTATCTACAGAGACGAAGCAAGACCAGAATGGCAATCTCGACATCATCTTCACGATGGTCGAGAACCGCATGGCCGAGCAGATGTCGCGGCCGGGCACCCGGCTGAACCGGGCGGTATCCGCCGCCAACCGGCCGGTGGTGAGCCGCTGATGGCCGCCTGGCCCGGCGATCTGCCGCAAAAGCCCCTCGCCGACGGGTTCAGCGAGAAGGCGCCGACGCTCATCCAGCGGACGCAGATGGATGTCGGCCCGGCCAAGGCACGCCCGCGGCAGACGGCCGGCGTCACCGTGCTGACCTGCGCATTCCGGCTGACATCGGCGCAGAGGGCAAGCCTGATGACGTTCTGGCAGACCACACTGGCCGGCGGCTCGCTGCCGTTCACCTGGACGCACCCGGTCACCGGCGCAGCGTTGTCGGCATGCCGGATCGTCGATCCGCCCGCGTTAGAGCCGGTCGCGCGGGGCATTTACTGGCGCGCTGCGCTGACCATCGAAATCCTGCCGGCATAACTGCCCGAAGGCGCGCAACTCGGCAGCGGACGACACATAGAGGCCGGCATGGCCTCTTGCGCACGTACGGCCTTCTAAAGCGCTCACTGCATCTTATAGGGGAATCGCATGCCGCTTTCTGCCGCTGCCGTTGCAGAAGTCTCGGCGCAGGGTTGCGGCACCGCGTGGATGGTGCTGCTGGTGCTGGACCATGCCGATCTGCCGGCGCCGATCCGCGTCACCAGCGACGCGGTGCTGACGATCAGCAACGGCGAGACCTATTCGCCGTTCCCGTTCCAGGTCACATTGCCGGACGATACCGAGGGCCGGGCGCCGCAGGCGCAGATCATCCTCGACAACACCAGCCAGGAGATCGTCGCCGCGCTGCGGGCGCTGACTTCGCCGCCGACGCTGACCATCCGCGTCGTGCGCGCATCAGCTCCCGATGTGGTCGAGCGCGAGTGGGTCGGGCTCGAATGGACGTCCTCCCAATACGATATTTCCACTATTACTGGGACTCTGTCAGTAGATGATTTAGCCAAAGAAGAGTTCCCGCCGATCACCTTCGACTCGGCTCGATTTAGCGGCTTATTCTCCTAGAGGTTGCAATGGGCGTATTGAAAGACTTGACCGGTCAACGGTTTGGGCGATGGACTGTTCTTGCCCGCAGCAATAACGCCTTGCGGGGAAAGACACATTGGTTATGCAAATGCGACTGCGGGACAGAGCGATCTGTTAACAGCAGCAATCTTCGGAGGGGTCTATCACTGTCGTGCGGATGTGAGGCCATATACTTATTGGTGAGAAGATGTACAAAGCACAATCATAGCTCTAGTCATACGTACTTGACATGGCGGGCAATGGTTCGGCGTTGCACAGACCGCCGCTATGATCGTTTCAAGTATTACGGCGGCCGTGGCGTAGCCGTTTGCGAACGTTGGCGCGACTTTCGCAATTTTCTATCTGACATGGGCGAACGCCCAGAAGGTAGAACAATAGACCGCATAAACGTTAACGGCAACTACGAGCCGGGAAACTGCCGCTGGGCGACATGGTCAGAACAAGCGCGCAATAGGCGCCCAAGGGCCAAGGCGGCCTAATGCAACCGCCAGCCTGGGCCGGCGCCTTCGTCGGCATCCCCTATCGCGACTTCGGCCGCGGCCGCGACGCGTGCGACTGCTGGGGGCTCGTCCGCCTCGTGCTGCGCGAGCGTGCCGGCATCGATCTTCCTGCCTACTGCGTCGCCCCGGATGACGTTGAGGCGGTGCAGGCGGCGATCGCAGGCGAGCGGGTGGGGCCGTGGCAGCGGGTCGCGCCGGACGACGTGCGCCCGCTCGACGTGGTCGAGATGACCGCGCCGGCACGGGTCGGCGGCAGGGTGCAGTTCGCGCCGCTGCACGTCGGCGTCATCGTCGGCGGTGGGTGGCTTCTCCACAGCGAGCGGCACGTCGGCTCGGCGCTGGTGCGGCTGGCTGACAAGGCAATCGCACGGCGGATTGAGGGTGTCTGGCGTCATGCGTGAGCTGATCCCGGTCAGCGCCGTGGCGAGCCCGTTCTCGCTGCGCCGCGCTGACTACATGGTGCCGGCCGGGCTGACCGTCGCGGAGATCATCGAGGTAATCCAGCCGGACCCGCTGCTGCGCGAGCACGGCGTCGTCTTCATCGGCGAGACGATGATCGCGCGCGACTGGTGGGGCCACGTCCGGCCAAAGCCGGGGCACATCATCAGCCTGCGGCTGCTGCCGCAGGGTGGCGGCGCGTTGCGACTGATCGCCACCATCGCTGTTGTCGTCATTGCGGCGGCGGCGACGTTCTATATCGGTGGCATCGGCGGCGTGCTGATCGGGGCGGCAATCAGCGTTGCCGGCAACCTCGCGATCAACCACTTCCTCCCAGCCCCCGTGCCCGAGGTTTCGCAGGACTACGGCAACGATCGCCCGTCCTACGCCATCACCGGCCAGCGCAATCGCATGGCTCCGTGGGAGAAGCTGCCGTTTGTCGCCGGCGCCTTCCGGGTCACGCCGCCCTATGCGGCGCAGCCGTGGACCGATACCGTCGGCGGCAACATCAACTACCGCTGCGTCTTCGCCATCGGCCATGGCCCGCTGCAGTTCTCCGACCTCAAGATCGGCGATACGCCGCTGTCAGAGTTCGACTCGGTGCAGTGGGATTTCCGCCGCGGCTACTGGTCGCTGACCGATAAGGGCGGCTGGAATGCGGCGAGCGGCGCCTATCCGACGCCCACCGCCTTCGCCGATACCTGGACGGTGACGACGGCCGGAACTGTGGCTGGCGTGCCCTACAAGGTTGGCGAGACCATCACCTTCAACAACCTGCTGGCCTCGTCGAGCGCCGCGGCGTGGGATCGCAACCAGGGCAAGTACTACGACATCTTCCCGCATGACGTGGCGCAGGCCGACCTCAACGTCGAGGTCAAGTACGGCAACCCGGTCGTCCGCACCACCGCGACCGGCGCCGACTTCATCCGTGTCCAGATCGTCTTCCCGCGCGGGCTTGCGCACATCCAGAACAGCCCGCCCGGCAAGCGCTCGCGGCTCGGCTGTGCCATCCGCATCGAGCAGGCGCCCACCGGCAGCGGCGTCTGGTCAGTGGTCGCCGAGATCCCGATCTTCGGCCAGCAGACGACGCCGCTCTACTGGGGCAAGCAGTGGGCGACAGCCGGCTACACCGCTGATCCGAATAAGCAGTACGACGTTCGCATCACGCGGATGAGCGCCGACTACAATGAAGATAATGACTTCGGCAACTTCACGTGGTTCAGCCTCGCCAGCTACGCGACGATCCTGGCGCCGGTGCCGGGCGTCGCCACCATCGCGATGTGGATCCAGGCCACCGGCCAGCTCTCCGGTGCGCTCGACGAGTTCAACTGCGTCGCGCAGACGATTGCGCGCACCTGGAATCCGGCGCTCGGCTGGACCTGGGGTACGACCAGCAACCCGGCGGCGCTGGTGCGGCACATGCTGCAGCACCCGTCGCGGCAGTCGCCGGCATCCGACGCGCAGATCGACCTCGACCGGCTCGAATACTGGGCCGAGTGGTGCGACGCCAAGGGATTCCGCTACGACGGCGTCTTCGAGGCGAAGGGCTCGCTCTACGACGCGCTGATCAGCGTCTGCCGCGTCGGCCGGGCGGCGCCGACGATGCGCGACCTGCTCTACTCGGTGATCATCGACGAGCCCCGAACGGTGCCGGTGCGGCTGTTCACGCCGCGCAATTCGTGGGGCTACCGCGGCGAGATGGCGCACGCGCGCACGCCGCACGCCTACCGCGTCGGCTTCGTCAACGCCGATCGCGACTGGCAGACCGAGGAGGTGGTCGTCTACGACGACGGCTACAGCGAGGCGACCGCTACTCGCATCGATAGGGTCGAATGGCCCGGCATCATCAACCGCTCCCGCGCCTGGAAAGAGGGCCGATTTCATCTGGCGCAGCAGCGGCTGCGGCGCGAGGTGCACACGATCGAGACCGATTTCGAGCACCTGATCGTTGAACGCGGCGACCTTGTGGCGCTGCAACACGATGCGATCGCCGTCGGCATCACATCGGCGCGGGTGGTGGCGCGCACCGAATCCGCCGGCACGGTGACGACGATCACCCTCGACAGCGGCCTCGCGATGGAGGTGGGCAAGACGTACGGCGTCCGTGCGCGCCGGGTGGTGTCGGGCGCTCAGCAGACGGACGTTTACCAGCTGGTTACCGTCGCCGGCACGCAGACGACGCTCACATTCGCGACCGCGCCCACGACCGCGAATGCGCCCGCTGTCGGAGATCTCGTTGCCCTCGGCGAGTGGGGTTCCGAAACCCGGCGGCTGCTGGTGCGCGACATCCAGCCGCACCAGGACCTGACGGCGACGCTGACGCTGATCGATGAGGCGGCCGGCGTTCACACCGCCGATACCGGCACGGTACCGCCCTGGGACCCCGGCGTGACGCAGCCGACGCGGCTTCCGGCGCCGGTGATCACCGACGTGGCCAGCGATGATCTGGTGATGGCTGGCGTCGGCAGCACCTACCTGACGCCGCGGATCATCTTCGCGACGGACCCCGTTGCGATCCCCGGCGTGCAGACGGTCGTGCTCTACCGGCCGACCGGTACCGACGGGCAGTGGCTCACGCCGATGACGATCGAGGCGACGGCGACGCTGATCGCCATCTCCGGCGTCGCCTCCGGGTCAGACTACGACTTCCGCATCGGCCGCACGCATCCGAACTACCTCGCCTCGCCGATGACGCAGCTCAACAGCGTGCGCATCGTCGGCCGGGCCAACCCGCCGCAGGGCCTGCAGCACCTGTCGCTGTCGCCGGTCGCCGCGGGCACTCAGGCGATGCTGCAGTGGGACGCGGTGGCCGATCTCGATGTGCAGTATGGCGGCCGGATCGTTTTCCGCCATTCGGCCTGGCCGCTCGATATCGCGAGCTGGGGCAACAGCACCAGCCTCGGGCAGGCGATCAACGGCAACCAGACGAACATCCAGCTGCCGCTGAAGCCGGGCGTCTACCTCGCGCGGGTCTACGACACCGATGGCAACGAGTCGCCGACGACCGCCGTCGCATCGGACACCAAGCAGATGTCGGCGCTCGGCTACACGCCCTTCGCGGGCTCGCCGCTGCAGGAGCATCCGACGTTTGCCGGCGCCAAGGAGAACTGCCTCGTGGTCGGCGGCGTGCTGCAGCTCGCGGCGGGCAACTTCGACGACGTGCCGGACGTGGACGCGCTGGCGGACTGGGACACCGGCGGAACTGGATATGCATCGATGGCCACTTACCACTTCGCGCAGACCATGGACTTCGGCTCGGTGCAGCGGGCGCGGATCACCGGCGTTGCCAAGGTCGAGGCGCAGGGCGCCGACCTGATCGACGGGCCCGGCGGCTCAGAGATGTGGGATGCGCCCGACGACGTTGACGGCACCGACAGCGCGCCGATCGACGTGCAGATCTGGGGCCGGCTGACCGACGACGATCCCAGCGCCTCCCCGGTGTGGGGCGAGGCGCGGCGGATCGATTGCCTCGAGATCACCTGCCGCGCCGTCGGCCAGCTTGAGGCCCGCATCACCACAGAAAGTCAATCGTTCAACGTGTTGGTCTACGAGCTATCGCTCTACGCCGACCATCTCTGAGGCAGCCCCATGGACATCGCTGTACTGGATGAACGCGGCATTCTCCGCGAAGTGCGAACCGTGTCTGAAGCGGACTACGTGAGCGACCCAGCGCTGCGCGTCGTGGCGCTGCCGCCTGGGCACGACATGGGCCAGCGGCTCGGCCAGTACCAATGGGACTTCCTGCGTGGATGCTTCCTGCCGCTGTCGGTTGAGCCGCTGGACGTTGCCGAACGCGAGGCGCCGGAGCTGGTCGAGGTGCTGGTCAGCATCGCGGACGAGTTGCACGCCAAGGGCGTCATCACGATGACCAAGGAGCAGCGCGCGGCGCTGTCCGACTGGCGGACGGCACGGCGATGAGCCAAGCCGCAGACCTCGGCGTGATCGGCAACATCCCCCGCGGCCAGTTCCGCGCTCGGGTGAATGCCGGCATTCAGGCGGTGGCGACGCTCAACAGCGGCGCGAGCGCACCGTCGCAGACCTATCCACACATGAGGTTCGCCGGCACAAACGACAACGTGCTCTACGCCCGCAATGGCACAAACACAGGGTGGGTCGTAGATGGTCGGCTAGCCCCGTTTGCACCGGCAAGTGCTGACTATGTGGTCAACGTCCGCTCGTACGGCGCCACCGGCGACGGCACCACCGACGACACTGCCGCGTGCCAAGCGGCGCTGACGGCTGCGGCGAACCGGGCGCTGTTCTTCCCGCCGGGACGCTACCGGCTCACCGCGGCGATGACGCTGGCGAACGCGTCGGTGCGCATCTTCGGCGCCGGCATCAACCGGACCGAACTGAGGTTCTCGGGGGCCGTCAACGGCCTTCAGATCACCTCGAACCACAGCAAGCACCACCACCTGATCCACGACCTGACGATCAGCACGACCGCGACCGGCAACACGGCGTTGACCTTCGATTACAGCGGCCAGATCGTCGATGTCGGCGGCGGCCAGTATCACACCATGGACCGCGTACAACCGCGGTTTCTGGTGCGCGACTGCACGATCTGCGGTGCTGGCGTCGTCGATTCCGGCAACGCGACGCTGAACGGCTGGGCCAACGGCATCCTGTCCATCGCCGCCCTCTACGGCACCGTGCGCGGCTGCACGCTCATTGGCAAGGCGACCTCGGCTTATGCAGGGCCGGCCGGATCAGCCGGCCTATGGTTTGTCGGCAACCCGACCACAGGGAACTTCTGGAACGGCCGGCCGTGCGTCTTCACGGTGCTGGGCTGCGTTGCGTCGTTTTGGGAACGCGGCCTTTACGCCGTCAACTCCGAAGGCGTCTTCCTGCGCAACTCGCGTATCTCGGCATGTAGAGTTGCGGCAGACGTTCTGTCACAGACGGAAACCCATCCACACTTTGCGTGCAGTAACAACTATCTAGAGGGCAGTGAGCGGGGAATACTTGTAGAAGGACAGTTAGAAAACATCATCTGCCGCAACCACATCTACACCAACGCCGGTGCTGGCGGATCGGTCGGGATCGAGACCACCACTGGCGCCATCAGCACCATCGTCCGACGGAACGTCTTCCGCGGCCTCGGCTCAGGGCCGTACGGCGTCGTCATGCACGGCGACTACGGCGTGATCGAGGACAACGCCTTCATGGGGCCGATGGTCTACGGCATCTGGCTGGCGCCCGAGTCTGCCGGCTGGCGCGGCTCCAACAACGTCTACACCGGCGGTTTCACCGCGACCGTCACAAATAACGGCACCAACAACATCGTGAGTTAGCCATGCCCCAGGCTGCAGACCTCGGCGCGATCCCGAATTCGCGCCGAGACACTTACCGTGCGCGCGTCAACGAAAACGTCCAGGCGCTTGCCAGCCTCAACGCCGGCATCAGCCCGCCATCACCCGCCTACCCTTACCTGACGTGGGCCGACATCGGCACCGGCAAGCTGCGGATGCGCGACGCGGCGAACACCGCCTGGATCACCGTCGCCGACCTCGGCCCGCCGCTGAAGTGGTACAGCGCCGATGTGGCGATCAACGTGAAATCCTACGGCGCCACCGGCAACGGCGTCACCGACGACACCACGGCAGTGCAGGCGGCATTGACCGCCGCGGCCGGCAAGTCGCTGTACTTCCCGCCCGGCCTCTACATGCTGTCGGCGAAGCTGGTGCTGACCGGCGGCGTCACGATCTACGGCGCCGGGCAAGGCGTCTCGGAGCTGCGGTGGACGGCAGCCGCGGCCAGCCGGGGCATCGCCCTCTCGTCCAGCGCTGCGTCA